ATTCTTTGGTAATCTCACACGGGAAGCGAAGGTGCAGTTTTCAAAATGGACGAAAAAAAGTCGTTGGAAAATAAACTGGACAGAATGTGTTTCATCCTCATTGTAAGCGGGAAATGAAACATCGAATATTGTTATTGTATCTTCTTGAAGAATTTTTCCTAATTTTTGACCAACATTCGAACGCTTTTGAAGAAAATAATTCAAGTAGTCCTCTTTGCTTCGTTTACCCTCCAATCTATCGACATATTTACGAATAAAGAAATCCATTAGTTCTAATTGAAATTGGTTTTTATCTTCTTCACTCAAAATTGTATGGGGTTCTTTGGGGAGGTGCAAAATACAAAATTTTGATTCTTGAAATACTTCCCTTTTACATTTTTGACAAGTTGCCATATTTCGCCCAATTTTTACTTGAATTTACAAAAATTGAGCAATTTTCGCATCAACATAAATTGAAAATTTTAAGTTTTATCTACACTCTCAAAGATATCTAAACTCTTTTCCCCATACCCATATTGAACACCCTCATCATCTAGAACCAAGTATGTGAAGTAAGAAACCTCATTGTTCGCATTCAGTTGTAGAATTCTGTAACCGTCAACAGTAAATTTTTTCTCAGGATTCAGTTTCAGGAAGACGATATCCCCGATTTTAAACTTTGGTTCGAATAGAATTGTCATGTTGCTTTTAGTCCTTTACTCCACTCTTCATACGACTGATTTGGGATCAACTGTTTAGAAATATTGTCCTTTCTGAATTTGCCCTGCAATCCCGCAACCCGACCAATTGTCCCACACCTGCAATTTATATCCTGTTCAGCAACACCAGATAAACCCGGGCCACGAGTTTTAATACCGTTGGGAAAAGTCCACTGGTAAGAACCATCTATCATTTCGGCAGCCACACCGTCTAAGGCTCCATGATCCGATCTTGTTTTCCCGTCAGTTGTTGCAATCCAGACACGTTCAAAAGTGATTCCCAATCTTTGTGCGGCCGCTTCTGAATCATCGAAAGCGGCTATTCTGGCGGCATTCTGTATTCTATGACTTTCAGTTCTTACAATCCGAACAGCTTTCCCGGCTGTGATTCCGGCTTTTTTAGTCAAGATTCGGGCGGTTTTAACATATCCACGCCCCTGAATCAAACCTTGAGTAATTTCAGTTTTAATTTGATTCAGTAAAGTTTGAGTGTGGAGTTTCAGTCGCTCCGGCCACGAAATTCTATCGAGTGGATTTATTAGAGAGGCTTTAACTTTATTCGCATCCAATAAACCAAAACCCAATTTAACCTTAACAGAAGTTTCCAAGGAATAACCGGAGTAATAATACTTTTCTTTGAACAAATCCTTAAAACGATTTGTCATTGTGTAGTGAGTTTTGCCGGTAAGCTCTTTCAGGATTTGAGCAATTTGTTTTTCAAGGTTCGTTAATCGGTTGTAACTGGCCATATCCGCAAAATCAACATTCTCCCCAAATTTTTCATACATCCGTGCGATTTGCTTTTTAATCTCCTCGAGAGCGGTTTTGAAATGTGAAATCACCTCTTTTTCAATATCCTCGATTATCGAGTCAGCTCTGGTATCACCTGAGGTAAGTAATTCCTCAAGTATTTTATTAATGTCGTCGGTTGTCATTCAGTTTCATCATCCGTTAAATCGACATATCCCTCTGCATCCTGTTTCATTAACTTGATAGTTTCGTCCGGATCTGGAATAAAGGGAAGGAGAGAGAGTCGGGTTTTCTCGTCAATCAATCCTTTCAGTGCTCTGGTAGCCTCTGCATGGTATTTCAAATCTATTGGGAGATTGCGCTTGTACTGATAGTTGATATCCTCGTAATTAAGCTTGATTTCCTTTTTATTCCAGGCAGAACAAAGAACTTTGAACATGTAGCGTAAACCTTTTGTAAATTTACGTTCTTTCTTCTTCGCACGATTTTCCAAACCCACAAGTTTCCACTTTCGGGATTCACCGGACATTGCAGAACCGGAAAACTCCTCATCACGCATATCAACAGATTTTGAAAACTTATAGATGTTTTCATTCAGCGTCTTTTTATGATTTTCGATAAAATCTACAGCTGCATCCAACGGTTTCGTGATGAACTTTCCATCTGTATCTTTCGGAAATCCAAAGGCGCCGGTTTCCCTTGCAGCTGCCAAAGCTTCTCGTGTAGGTTCCACCCCGTAAAAAGCTAGGTACGCAATTCTAAATTCTTCAATTTCATTTTGATTATCACTTATCAATCGGTCGTATGCATTGATTAAATCCAGAACCTTTTCAAAGTCGCCACTTTCAGCGTTGTTGTTTGAAAATTTGACTACAGGAACAAAATCAAACATGTGTGGTTGGGGGTTTTTGGGAGCTGTATCATCCTCTACGAAATCTCCGGATTTGTTTGAAATATAATAAGTGATGTTGTCTCTATCGTACCATTCAATTTTGATTCTTTTTTCGTCTTTGCCGTCCTCACTAACTTCGATTTCATAATAGATCATCGCGAATTGAACCTCATCAATTGTTGAATCCATTATGAAAATTACTTCCCAGGGCTTTATATCCATTACCCGTTCTTTTCCCTCAATATCAATATACAGGAGACGTGCAGCGTAACCACAAATTGACATCATTTCACCGGTAGAGCTGTCGAGGTCTTCAATGTCATTTCGATTTTTGAAGATATCAAGAACATCAGTGATCTTTTTATAGTCTGCTTCGGAATATTTATCCTTGTCAATTTTATAACTGATTGGTTCACCAAACATGTACCCGGTAATTCCATCAATGATATCACCGACATAATCATTTGGAAGTTGATTATTGAGTTTCTTTTCATCTAGAAAACGGCGTTTCTTGATGTCAGCATCATAAAGGTACTTTAGATACAGCATTTGCGTTCGCTTTTTTATCGGTTCATGAGCTTTAATTAAATCCTTGATGATTTGGCTCGTGATCGTGTTATTCTGTTTTCGCATCAGCTGAATAAACTGTTGGCTTGTCATATATTCCTCAATCAATAAAATGATGAAACGGCTTTAAGTTTTTGAGTAAAGTTTCTGGAATTCCGGCGCCAGTTCCAGTAAACAAACGAATCACCTTTATTTGGTGATCTTCCTAACCGTTTTTTAATATCTTCTTTACTTTCCACGAAGATTTTACCGTTTTTAATTTCAAATTTTGGTGTTGTTAAATCAGCAATTAAATCGACATCATCAACAATTGCTATTTCGCCCAATCTTAAATCCTCGCGGGCTTGCCACCACATTTGAGAACGAAGATTATTAAAGTTTTCTTCCTTTCCCGTATCAATAGATTGTGCAGCACCTTGTAAATTCACGCCCTCATCCGTGATTCCGTATTCTTTCAATGTGTTTATTGTTCCGGCACCAATTCCGACACCATCAATCCCGAGATTGCTAGATTTGATATTTTGTTCTTTCATCAAAAGGAATATTTGATGCCCGAGCTGGTTCGAATTGGGACACTGGAAATCTTCAACTTTATAACAGAGAATTCCTTTTCCATAACAGAGAGCTGCTTTATCTCCAAACTCACTATTTGCAACGTCCACACCCAGACCGATTTCACCTGATATCAGGCCGAGGTCGACAATTCCTTTTTCGTTACAGTACTGTTTAGCCTTGTTTACGGCATTACTGCACCATTCAACCTTAATCAGTGCATCAACAGCTTGTTTTGGCGAAATTCCGCGCGTTCTGGAAAGTGTGAGAGGATTCTCCTCACCGTATTTACTTCTAATTCTTCTTATTCCGGCTAGTGAAGCTGCACCAGGGATAACCATCGGATCATCAAGAACCACATTCGGGTGATCGTATGCACTTATACGGATATGAGTTACATGTTCCTGAATACAAAACTTGTGCAGGTTATCCAATTGATGATCTGGATTTCCAAAAGCCAATATCAGGTTATGCGGTGAAGTACAGGTATTCTGGAAGGCGTTAATAATTGGTTGGGGGACACCGGGCGTTTCTTCAAGAATGATTAACATGTGCTCGGCGTGAAATCCCTGTGCTTTGGTTGCTGAATCTTCATCTGCTTTTACTCCGGCCACAAAACCAACCGCAATCCAATCATCTTTACCGGAATTCATACGAAGTTTCAAAGTTGTTAATTCACCACGATTAAAAGTAGAATGTAACCTCCCGATCTCTTTCCAGATGTGCAGTGAAAGTTGGTCCTGTTTTGGTGCTGTTGTAACAATCAAACTGTTTTCAAATACTTCCAGAAACCAGAAGACAATTAGAGCACCCAGATAAGTTTTTCCGGTTCCGGTAGCGGATTCAACACCACACCATTTCCAAGAAACCAAAGCTTCAAGAATTTTTACAATCGGGTTTTCAGTACCATCCCAGCTGTGAGTTTCATACTCAGGAAACAAACTCCAATTTATTGTTTCAGGCTTTATTCCAAGCCTGTCGTTAAAGAATTCGACGGGATGTGTCTGGTAATATGCCCTTTGAGTTTCGAAGTTCTCTAGCCTTGCTTTTCTTCTTCTCCGGAGTTCCAGTTCCGCCTGTGCTGCTATTTGAATTTTGGTTCCCATTATGCTTTTATGGATTTTGGATCGATGAGAACATCTTCAATGGTATCACCTCGTTTCAGTCTTTCCAGACCGTGTTCAGTGAATTTCGATAAATCAATATTTTTGACCGTAACCTCGGATTCTGTTTTTTCAGTATACAGACCTTTGATTTTGTCCCTGTCCTTCACAACTTCAAGAGCGAGTTTAAAATCTGGTTCAATTATGTAATGTCCTTTATCATCTTTTACCCCTTTTGCCTTGAGAAAAAGAAACTCCCGATCCCGCATGGCTCGTTCAAATGAATTTCGCGCATCCTCCTTACTGATTTCGCGGATTTTCTTTTTTGCCTCCGAGATATATCTCTCTGCGGATCGTTTTGTGATATTAAATTTTTTGGAGACAATTTTTGCCAGGGCTTCTTTTCGTTTAGTCTGCAGGTAACTGTCGTTATCCAAAATCAAACTGACCACACTATCAATTCGAGCCCAAACTACATCGGTATGTTGACTTTTAATTTTTGGCATTATTTTCTGATTTCAAAAAACAAATCATTGGCTTTTAGGGAATTCTCTTCAACATCACCTTTATAATTTTTGGTTATTGGTTCACCCCTCCCGATTTTGTACTTAAATATTTCTTTGACGCTCAATTTTAACTCATTACAGATTTGATTAACATAGATATGAAATGGGTATTGATTTCCACCGATATTTAATAAAAATGGTTTACCTGGCTTAAGTGCATCCATTGTATTTTTAATCAACACACGTAGAAATTTATCATTAAACTCTTCAATCGTGGAGTATCTTTTCCCTGCCTGAGTGTGTTCCTCTGAATAAATCTCGGTATTGAAATAAGGTGGTGAAGTAAACGCAAAATCATAATAATCAAGCCGAAGTTTCATTTCCTCAAAAGGTAGATTGAATATTGATATTTCCGGAATGTTGGTGAACTCGGCAGAAAGAATAAACTCTCTCAATTTCAGCAAACCTTCGTAGGTTTTCGATGATGGATCAGTTGCATGGTACTCACCCCCCAACAGCGCAGAAGTAAAACCAAGCATTCGCCCACCCCAACCAGCACAAGGATCAAGTACTTTCGTATGATTACTGCAATAATCGAGATATATTTCTCTTGCAAGATAAGGTTTGAATTCATGTGCGAGTTGTGTTCCGGTTCCGACCCTTGCCTCACGGATGTAACCTGAGTTATGCACTACTTTTTGATTCTTCGCCATCCATTGAGCAATTGAAGTTACCATCCCTCGTTCTTTTTGAATAAAAGCTTCTGAAGTAGAAAATTTCCGAGTATTGATTTTTGTTTCAAGTCGATGTGGATTGAACAATAATGAAATTTCATAACCAACATTTTTATTACCGGAACAAAGTTTATTGAAATGATGCATTGCTAAAGGGAAGTCTATTATTCCATCAATAATCTCTTTTGTTGATTTGAAAGTCGGGAAATTATCCTTAATGGACTGTTTGATTTTATCATGTGAAAAAATGTACAGGTATTCCTTTGCTGCAGCTGATGTATCTTCGCCAGTGGATTCCATATCGGGTACAAGTAAATCAAGATTTATATCAGGGATATCAAGATTTTCTTTGAGACTTAAAAATTCATGTAGCTCGTAATATGGCTCGAAGATGAATTCAATTAAACCCTCCTCGGTAATCGTTCCAAAGCTACTATTGAGTGCCAGAAGTTTTTCTTTTGCCTCAATTTTGTTTTTTGCATCAATCAACACCGCAGGGAGTTGAGCGGACACTGAACCGTCTTTTTGCTGAAATGCATATCCCTCCTTGACTAATTCCTTACAGATGTAATCTCGGCCATGACCGTCTAATGTGTATTGAATATTTCCATCCTGCCAAATGTACATTGGAAATGAAAAGCCATACTTGATAATCAGTGAACGGAGTGAGTATAGTTGTTTCCGAGTTCTCGATTTCAACTTACCCTGAATTGGTTTGAGCTTCTCAATATCAACCAAGTGAGAAGATGTACATGTTACCGGAATTATTTTTTCATTAGTCATTCTTTTTCCCGTATAAAATATTTTCAATACTTTTAACTCCGATGCAGTACTGCTCGGCTAATTGGTCTCTGGCATCTTTTCCTTTTATGCCGGATTTACGTAACTGTTTGTATTCGAATCGGATTTTTTCATTTCGTAATACAGTATCAGATAGCAAATTGTGTTCGACCATAACTTTCATCACATCAATGACAAATCGTTCATTCATTATTTCTTCCGATTCAATTATAATTTTTCATTCAATAAGAAAAATCCTAAAAATCTTTAGGATTAATATTTTTAGGCTATGTTAATGTCACTCCAACAACCGCGAGAGCTTCTTGAATGCTGTTTACAACGTGAACATTCCCTTTCCATTTATCCCGGAAGATTTCTTGGGTAGCTCTCAATTTTCCGCGCGCTGCCGGATTTTTAACTTCAATCAGAAAGTTTTTACCGAAGTAACCACACACCAAGTCGGGGAAACCTTCACCAACTTGACTTGTAATGTGAACCGTAACGCCAACACTTCTTAGTGCTCTTACGATTTCCGCCTGGTTATTATCTGCTCTCGACATTCTTTTACTCTCAATAAACCTTGTTTAATTCTGATAATCTGATAATTCTTGTATTTCTCAATTGTCTCCGGTATCTGTGAATGATATACCACAAGTAAGCTGCGGCTCGATCTGAAATTTGATTGCCTCCCGATTCAACTAATGCCAAAAGACTTTGAGCGAAACTCTTATGATTCACACCTGTGGGGAAGGTGATGTGTTGCAATTCCTCAATCGCTTCCAATTCGTCCATTGTGAGCTCTCGGATAGTTTCAGGAATCTGTTCAGCGTCCGCGGATGTACTCTCGATTGTGAAATCATTTGTGCCGTGATACAAATTAAGCTGTCTACAAAGTTTTGTCGCTTGACCAGAAGAAACCGGCTTGCACATGTATTTCTTTGATTTCTTATTTTTCACTCGATACTTCATTTCGATGCTTCCTTTTTGCTAAAAACCGACATTTTGACGCAATTTTTCACGTTAGCTCAATTGATTCCATTTTCGGTTCAACGATGGCTCCGGCTTCCAAAAACCGATTTTTCTTTAGAAATTCGGTCAAATCGTTAACTTCTTTGTGGGTGAAAAGTTTGGGATTCAGTCGGAGGAACTCTCCATACTGCTTTAATTTCTCCTGTCGGAATTCTTCATCTTTTTGTTTTTCAAGCTCCTTTTGTTCGTTTCTAAACTGATTAGCCTCTTTCAACTCGACTTGTTTTCGCTTTTCATTGGCTTTTTCGAGTGCTGCAGTAATATTTTTCTGAATGTTATCCAGTAAAAATTCCATTTTAACCCCTTTGTTGGGAGTTAATCCTTCGAAAGCTGTAGTAATCGCGAAGTCGATATCTTTCCCGGTAAGCAGTTCCGGAACCTGTTTGTAAAAGTTTACAATTGGCTCGAGGTGAGATTTCTCATTCGGGTCGGAAATGCGGGTATGAGTCTTAAAAAGATTTTTGATTTTTTCCAAGTGAGAAGTTTTTGAAAAAGAAGTTTCAAGTGGAAAGTTTTTGTATTCACTTACTTTCTTTTTACTTTCTATTTCACTTTCACTTTCACTTTCACTTTGGGGATTATTGTATTGCGGTAATTCCGTTTCTGTATTCTTTTTTTGGGTTTCTGTATTGGAAAAACCATCAATAACTATATTTGCCTTGTGAGACTTGTTTTTTTCTCTCTCTGGATCAATCACTAAATAGCTCGAATTGAAGTTTACTTCCGTTCTTCTCTCTGTTCCGGACAAATATTGCAGCTGCATTCGGGTAGAAGTAAGAATACCATTACTTTGTTTTTGAGTAACATTAAAGAGCTTTTTGCCACACATAAACTCTATCATTTCAATAAAGAAATCGTACTCGATTTTTAATTCTGCGGATGTTAAAAGCAGATAATCTTCGGTTGCAGGAAAATAATATCCGAATTCTGAATAGGCAGTAGTCAGGATTTTAACATAGGTTATAACCCCGTCCGAACCGTATTTTGCAAACAATAATTTGATTTTGGGATCTTCAAAGAAATCCGAATCTAAACTGAAATATGGGATTCCAACCTTTTTAGGTCTGGCCATTCTTATTACCTCATTAAGCTTCGATAAAATTCAAGTCGCTGTTCCAATTCAGGAATTGTCTCTGATTCCATTGGTTTCCCACCCTGTTCAATCCATGCGGAGTGCGGATATCGAAAGTCAGGTTTATCACTGGTCCCTTTTGCTATATCAATAGCAATTCTCCGAGCCATGGTATTTAACCTGTCACGTAAATCTTTCTTCTGTTGGAAAACAGGGGATTGGTTTGTTACTTTTTTCAGTACTCCGGTTTTCATTCCGGTTGTTACTTCAATATTTACTGAAATGATATTCTCAGACGTATTTTGGCTTTCAAGTGGCTGGAAACGTCCTTGCAATGCCGGTACGTATTCACTACCAAATAAATCAGCTTGATCAGCACCTTCACCTTTTCCTTTTTCGCATTTATCCAGTGCGTGGTCTCGCTCTTCTTGAATAGTTTCAGCAAGTTTAACTATATCCCTATCCATCGGGATAAATACAAAAGCATCCTGAGCTTGCAAGTGGCTTAACACTCGTACAAATCTTCCGACCGCCTGGCGGAAAAAGAGTTCAGCCTTAATGTTTGTGAAATACACTCCCACACGTAAGCGGGGGATATCAACACCCTCTGAAACCATCTTAACAGAAACTAACCAACGGGAGCTGTCATGCGCGAACTGATCAATCTTTTTATTTCCCTCCCCTTCGTCACTTACGACCACCGGCGGAAGGGTGCCTGTTATTTGTTTAATCACCTGCGATAATTCTTTCGCATGTTTTTGAGTCGAAGCAAATACTAGTCCACCTGCTTCGGGGTGAGTTCGTCTTATTTCCGTTAGTTTGGCATCGGCTGAGCGTAAAACACCACGAATGTAATTTCCATTTACATCGAGTGCGGTTTTAAGCCTTTTGGAAACCTGATCCGGTGTGAGAATATCTTTGAAACTGTGTTTAAATTCTGATTCTCCGACTCGCCATTTCATATTTCCATCATTGATTGAAAAGTAAACCGGCCGGCAAACATTATCCCGAATTGCTCTTTCATAAGAGTAATTGTAATCAGCCATTGAAGTACGTGTTTCATCATATTCAATGAATGGTATTTCGTTATCGTCTGAACGAAAAGGAGTGCCTGAAATTGATAACCTGAAAACAGCCGATTGAAAAGCATTCTTAACTGATTTACCCCAGGTTAAACTATCTCCGGCGTGGTGAACCTCATCGAGGATTACTAAAGTTCGTTTG